GGGGAGGCGGGGCATCAGGTTGTGACCATTTATTATCTTGCGACATTTACTTACCCCTGATAAATCATTAATGGAATACCGCCGTTTACCTTATCTATGGCCTCGACCTTTTCAGCGTCTTGTTGTGCGAGGGCATTGTATGTCATTTCATCCAGAATAGTTTTTAGCTCTTCCTTTAGATAATCTTGCTCTTCTTTTGCTTGTCCCAAGAGGTCGGCTGAGTTGAGGGTCACATTATCGCCGGGGATTGGGATACTACCTCCGAACTTGCCTCGTATCTGGCCTAGCATCTCTTTACAGAGCGCGAGAGCGTAACGACGGATCCAATGCTTGCCAATGGCGTTAATGTTCTTGTAGGGTATGTTATCGAACGGCAGAGTGTTCATATTGTTGATACCATCTGTGCCGTTCTTTCTGTCCTCGTCTTCAGTCCAAGGCTGACTGTCTATGGTAAACTGGACCCACATGGTGGGTATGAAGCCGTGCGGGATAGGAAAAATCCTTAGATTATTATTATATAGCTCGTAAGAATAGTGAGACAATCTGGTATGAATATGATCTTCGTAAGCCATTGCTTGAAGTTTGTTTTGCCATACTGGTATAATTTCAAAAGTACTATCGTCTGAGTATTGTCCGTAATAGTTAAGGTTGCCGACCACGTTTAGGCCACCATAGTAACCATAGAACCTCCACATAGCGCCGGGCGTTTTATAAAATACTTTGTGAATTTTAACTTTTTTATTACCAACAAGGTTAGCATATGGTACTGCCCCGCCAGTAGCGTCATCTTTGTTAGTAGCTGCTGATCTGGAAATAATTGTTTGTATATCATAATCTTGTACACTGGATGTTAGCGTGAAGGACGCTGAATAAAAAGTATTGTTGCCTCCTACACCTGCTTCCTCAGAAAAACCTTCCCCAACACGGCGAGCGTACTCGACCTTAAATCTAGGAAAGGCTAAATTAACCGCTGAACCTGAAGCATCTCCACCTGTCATTTGTCCATGATGGTCAAACGTGCCGGTCGCAAAACCCAGTAAACTACCAAGAACATTCTTTGCTTGGTGTTTATTAATGTGATATGAGTACTCTAGACAAGCTTCTTCGTAAGCAGAATACACATTACCAACAGTTAACTCAATGTCAAGGACATCACCACCAAGCTTTTTAAAAGTATAGGCAACTTGTTCAGCGGCACCCGTAATAAAATTACTATCAAAGAGGGGAGAATCTTCATTTACATAAATAGCAAAAGGATAGTGTACTGTTCTCACTGCGGAATCAACGAGGAATTGGCCTCCGGAAGATATTCCAAAGGTCCCAGTGGAAGGTAGTACAACCTTGCTAGTGGTGCTAGAGGGTGTTAGAGTAGGAACAGCCATACGTTTTTCTCCTATACAGTATAAATAGTTTACACAAAACAAAACCCCCCACCAATAAAGGTGGGGGGCTGGAAGTCAACAATTATATAACTACTAAGAATCTGTTTTCTTTTTGGTAGTTGTTGCTTTCTTCACAGCAGTCTTTTTAGCTGCCGGCGCGATGGCCTTCTGTTTTTTTGCTTTTTTCCACGAGCCCATTTAATATCTCCTATTATATTATGATACTGTAACTTCGGCTTGGTCACAAAGGCAAGTTGCCCTGACGTTCCACTTCGTTCCATCACAAATGAACTCAACCATAGTCCCAGCGATAAACTTGGAATGATCAAAGACGATATTTGTTCCAGCCGCATCTTTAGTTGCATCATCACAAACAAGCACACCCTGCACAATTGCAGATGGTCCCGAGAGCGTTACTGTTGATGCTCCAGTACCGTTGGTGGCTTGAGCAAGAAATGTATAAGATAATCCTGCTGTCGCTGCTGGGAGTGTGATATCAACAGCTTGGCCGTTTGTGCTAAAATCACAGGCAAATGCCGTCCCCGATGGGTAAGCTGCTTCGGTCAATACTAGAGTCAAGGCAGAAGTATTAGTCAGTGCTTCGATTTTCTTTCTACCACCTGCCAAACTACTTCCAACACCAAGTACGATCTCTCTCTTCAAATTTTCTAACAATGCCTCTGTTCTCGCGAGGCCTACTCTTTTCGTTCCCATAGTTAAAAACCCTCCATTTATAATCGTGTCACTGCTTAATTGCAGCCGTGCTTATTATTTGCACGCAATAACTTAGGATGAACCCTTATTGGTTCAGTAGTAAATAGTTTAATACTAAATGTTAAGCATAAAAAAACCCGCCCTCCGAAGAGAGCGGGTTAGATTGTCAAGCAATCTCTATGGATTAGCTAGTTGCGCCAGCCTCACCAAGGAGTCCGCGACAAATAACAAGACCGTACATATCAGGACGGACCATCTTCTTAGCGTAGCGCGTCAAGACGCCCTTACGAGGTACGAAGTCCTCGGTGCCGAAGATTGTCGGTGTGACCTGTAGGGGCACATATGGAGCGTAAACATAGCCCGACTCAAGGAAGCTACCACCCTTACGGCCGACGAGAACGACGTTCCGTGGGAAGTAAGGATCGACGTACACGTCGAACTTCTTAGAGATAGAACCAACATTCACAGCACCTGCGGTGCCGCGATCAGAGTCAGCAGTCACGCTAGCACGGAAGCCAGCAGTGAACTCAAGGATGTTCGCAACTTCAGGTGAGGTCACCAAGAAGTTAGCGCCACCGCGAAGAGTCTTCACATGGATACGAGCAGACACATCATTGATGGTCTCGATCAAAGTCTCATACCACTCGGACACAGTGCCGGTGAAGTCAGGAGCAGCCGAAGCAGCACCGATTTCAGCACCAGTGACACGGTTCAAGAACATGCCGGGTGAACGCGACCAGTAGTAAGTACCAGCAGTAGCACCTTGGATCAAGTCGTTCACGATCTCACGATCGATCTCAAGAGCAATTTGCTCCGACAGGATCGAGGTCAACTCAACCTCAGCGTCGAGGTTGTGGTATGCGTTCAAGTCCTGACCGAGTTCTGGTGACCACTTGGCCTTCAGTTTTTTGGTCATCGCCGTCACAGCAACGCTGTCCACCTTGATATCAATCTCGGGGATAATATCTTTAGCAGCAGCTGCGGCAGTGCGGGTGGCAGTACCAGCGACGTTACTGGCTTCTTCAAGACCCCAAGGATCAGCACCAACCACGGAACCCGGAGTAGCACCACCATTGTCGAACTTGTCAGCAATTGGGTACTTAAGGGTGACGTTTTGAGTACTGGTTGGAGCAGTAATCGCAGTAGCGGCCGTCAAGACAATGTTCAGCTTGTTATCAGCATCAATGAACGTCAAACGACGAGCTTGGGTACCACCACCAAGGTTATAAGTTCCAGCTACAACCTCAACCGCAGTAACCATATCAGTGTTAAAGTTTGGTAGATCAGTCGTTATAGCACTTGGTGTCTTAAAGATAAGAACATGGTCTGTGGTAGCAAGAATGTCTGGGTCGAAACGAATCAGCTTCTTGTTTGCGTCTGTAGTCGTGTCCATCTGTGTCGAAGCCAACACAACGTTACCGTGGGCAACGAGGGCGGCGGACGAAGCAGTAGGATGCGAGTAAGCGTTAGCGAGGTTATAGAAACCACCACCACTTTCCTTAACATCATTAAGACCAAGTTGGATACCCTTAGCAACACGACCACCACCATAGACGGATTCATCGGCTTCGAGGCCGAGACGACTGTTGGTGTAAGTGAAGTCCATGAAGAAGATAAGTCCACTTGGGAGACTCATCGGCTGAACGCTAACGAGATCGTTGGCCAAAAGACCACCGAACACGCGGCGAACAAGTGGGAATGCAACGGAAGCAAAACCTTCCACATCACCACCAGCCATGGAAGAAGCTTCTTTCAGAAGCTGCTTGGCTTGGTTTTCAAGAAGTCGAGCCATTCCGTTCTTCGAGGTATCGCTATCGAGACCTTCGAGGAGACCGGTCTTTTCCCACTTGGAGAGAAGAGCATCGCCTTCCTGACGGAGATCGCGAGACACGATTCCTTCAGTTAATTTATTTAATACTGACATTTTAATCACCTCCTTTTAATATTATAATTGGATTATTCTGTCATTTAAGTCCTGCCAATCTTTGGAATCGATCCTTCGCAATGGTTTCCCCTTGCGCTCTTTCTTTTCTTCGTCTTGGCAATGTCGATGAAGGTCTACTGATTGCTT